GGGTGGGCTGATGCTTGGAGCTTGTTAATGAGCAAATATCCACAAGCAACCTATGTATTTGATGAGCCTGTATTTTACGGAATAGAAGGACAAAGAACGTGTATGGTTACTTGCACTATATATATAGATAAATTGGAAAGATCTTGGAGTCTGCCTGTAATGACAGCCAAGATGCCTATGAAATCTATACCAGAGCCATCATCGAGGGATATATCTGATGGTCAAGCAAGATGTTTTGTTAAAGCTATGGGTTTATTTGGTTTAGGTTTACATCTATGGGAAAAAAGAGATGTTAAACAGCCTAAAAGAAATGAACTACATAACAAACCATTTTAAAGGAGATTATATGGATTCATTAATAGTGCAAGGATTCTTGCTAGCATTTATTTTAATATTTTTTGCAATATTTAACTAAAGGAGATACGATGTCAGACTACGAAACAAAAGAAAACACATGGGTATTATTCCCAAATCAAAACAAAACAGAAGATAAACACCCTGACTATACAGGCAAAGCACTAATAACTCCTGATATGGTCGGAAAGGTAATACAAACTGCTGGGTGGATTAATACTTCTAAAGCAGGAACAAAGTATATGGCTGGTAAATTTAGCGAATTTAAACCAAAAACAGATGAAGCTAAAACTTATACTACAACTACAACAAATGATGTAGAAGTTCCGTTTTAATGGCGATGTTCTTTGAAATAAAAGTTCGCGTTAATGGCGAAGAAAAATGGGTAGATGGGAGGAAAGTATTCGACTACCTAGTCAAAGAATATTCCAAAGTATCCTATAAGGGTAAGGGTGTAGATCCTTACCCAGATAGGGTAAATAAATTTTATGACAACATTCCTAATGAGCTTATAAAAATGTGGGGAAAAGCGTATCCTAACGTAGATATACGAGGAGAGTGTGAGAAAGCAAGGGCTTGGCTTTTATCTAATACCAATAAAGCAAAAAAAGATTTTAAAAATTTTACAAATAGGTGGCTCGGTAGAGCTTGTCAAAATGGGGGGCAGATTCCAGTGGTTATGTCGGAACGTAAACTAGAACGTCAAATAGCTAAACAGAAGAAGTATGAGCAAGAAGCAATGACAGAGTCTGCCTCACATGAAGAATGGACTAGTTTTGTTAAAGATTTAAAAAAGAACATAGGTAAAAAATGAACGAAGAAATCTTAAAAAAAGAAGTCTTATTGTCTGCACATATTAAAATAGAAAATTTAAACAGAAAATTATCTATTGCAATAACAGGGTTAAAAGCTATAATTTCTAACAACTCTGATACTCTTAATATTGCACAAAAGACATTAGATGAATTAGAGAAAGTAGATTTACCACGAAAAGAATTGTAGGGAGCATTTCTTTAGTGGTAGGAAGCTGTTGGACACAAGCTATTTACATTCCTTTCTAGCTTGAGGGGTTCGATTCCCCTGCTTCCACAAGGTATCAACAGACAATCGCATAAAGGACAAACAATGGATAAAACTCATCAGGTCATACTTGAGATGTATATGTTAAGGCTTAAACATTATCAA